TGAATTCCCGTTTGCCGAACAAGGCCTTCTAATCCAAATGCAGTATCTACAATTTCTTTAGCTGTATTATCTTTTTTGTATAATTCTGAGAAGTCAGCAACTTCCATGCACTCAGAAAGATTTTTAGATATACCCAAAATAGGCGGAGGTACAAGTTTAGCTACGGTATCCCCTGCTGCAAAATCATGACCTAGTGCTCTGGCAGCGTCTCGTATAGATTGACGAGCTCCTGTCTTATTGAACGTACATATATGTGCAACATGATCTACGCCATATTTACTTCTAGCGTAGTTAATAACTTCATCTCTATGTCTATCGTCAAAGTCTAGATCTATATCTGGCATTGACTTTCTTCCCTCGACAAGGAATCTTTCAAACATTAAACCAAACTTAATTGGATCTAGGTTAGTAATTTTAAATGCGTAAGATAATATACTGCCAGCAGCAGAACCTCTTCCCCACCCAACTCTAACATTATTATTTTTAGCCCAATTAACTAGATCTGAAACAACTAGAAAATATTCTGGAAATCCCATATCTTTTACTACACGTATTTCATGATTAGCTCTATCTATAATATCCTGCGGAAGTGCATCGCCATATCTTTCCTTTAAACCACTCCAAGCTAATCTTTCGAAGTAATCATTAGATGTTTCTTTTGTTGGAATTGGAAAATCTGGAAAATATATGTTTCCAAAATTTAAATTAATATCAACCATATCACATACGTCCATGGTATTCTTTAACCAATCAGGATTAAATTTTCTTTCCATCTCATCATATGACTGAAGATAGAATTCATCACCACTAAAAGAAAATCTATTTGGAGTATGAATATTACAGTTTGTAGCAACACATAGCATGATATCATGGGCGCGAGCGTCATTCTGATGTACGTAGTGGCAGTCTCCACTTGGGACTACTTTGGCTCCAATAATGGAAGCTATTTCAACTAATTGGTTAAATACTTTGCGTTGCTCGGAAAGACCATGGTCTTGAACTTCTATAAAATAATTTTCTCTACCAACAATATCCTGCATTTTCTTAGCTGAGTTAAGGGCGTAGTCAAAATCATTTCTTAGTAAAGCCTGAGACACTTCACTATTTAGGCAGCCAGATAGCACAATGATTCCATCAGAGTGTTGAGATATAAGATCGTGATCGATTCTAGGCTTAACGTAATATCCTTCAAGAAATGATCTTGATGACATTTTAATAATATTTTTATAACCAACATTATTTTTAGCTAGAATTGTTATATGATATGGCCCTCTTTGTTCCCATTCATTTTTGGCCGGACCAGATCTTTCTTCCTCGTCTTTATCAAATCTGGTTTTTCTAGCTTGATAAAATTCAGAACCAAGAATTGGCTTTACACCCGTAGCTTGACCTGCATCATAGAAATCAAGCCACGAGTGTATATTGCCATGATCAGTTGTAGCTAGACCTTTCATTCCAAGAGATCTAGCTCTGTCTAAGTACTCCTCAATTCTTCCATGTCCATCGAGCATAGAATAGACTGTATGGTTGTGGAGATTTGTCCAATTTTTCACTAAATTCCTCTACTTCTATCTGAGCCATCAAGAGCACTATCTCTTGTTTCTCTATATGTAATAATTACAACTCCGCCACAATACTTGCAAGGAACAGGCTTACCTTCCTGAGCAAAAGGACTTCTTTCCATGTATTGATCTGGCTGATCCGACTTACACTCAGAGCACACTCCAATAACATCATCTGGATTTTGTATATTAGACATTTTCACCTCCTTTATTTTTTAGTTTGTACGCAAATCTAACTGGAGATGGAGAAGACTTTTCTTCTGTTTCTATATATTTATCTCCAACTTTAATCCATTTCTTTTTTTGCTCCAAAGAACACTCACCACAACCAACGCCAACAGCATTTGCTCTCTCACACGTATATGGTCTACCGCCAATTCCGAGTTCTCTTCTTTTGACCCAGTCTCTTATGTGGCTATTAGATTTTTCCCAATTGTAATCGTCGCAATTACTAAGTATTTCATGAAGAAATTTTATTGAATCTTCACTGTAAGTAAGTATGGAACATAGGAATAATCTAGCTTCATGTTCAAGAAATTTTTTCTCTTTTGCTTGATCATATAATCTTTGTACGGCGGTGCAACCTGTTAGTAGTTTTTCTTTTGTAAATTCTCTTTCTGATTCATCTAACTTTTTAAACGCAGATGAACCATATTTATTGAAGTAAGACATAAAATCTTTTGATTTTTCTTTTTCAATTTCTAAATCATATGTAAAATCTCTAAACCACTCATTAGCTTTAGAGTTAAATGATTGATCAATTACAATGTTGCTGAATCTATTTACGCAATATTGTTTAATAGTATCCATATTAGTATATAGTAAATCCACATTAATTTTATTCTTATAAAGTAATGTATCTTGATGCATTGTACCTTCAAGGCGCCACATTCTTCTTGGATCGTAAACACTAAAATCTAAAGATGTAAGATTTAATTTATCGTTTACTTTGTTTGCAATATGCCTAAAAATTTCTGGTAGTTTATTAGATGGATTAATCCCAAGAGCAACAGCTTCGCACTCGATGTGAAAACCTTTTTTGCCAGTAAAGTAAACAATAATAGATTCTTCAGGAATATACTGCAATAGGTATTCTTTTAATCTAATGGTTTCCTCTAATGATATATCACCATTGGTGTTATCTAGATCAAAATATAATGAACTTAATCTTGTTGATTTTTCAATATCTGGATAATTATATTTCCATATAGATGTATACAATCCAGTATTATCATTGTCTTCCCTAAAAGAAGGAATATCTTCATCGGTTATAAATGTAGTTTTATCTCCAGATTTAACTCTAATAACTCTATTAAGGGAGGGAACATATTTAGCTATTTCTACATATTTCCAAGAAGATAAAAACTTATTTGATCTTTCACAAATTTTCATATAATTTTGACCCTACAATCATCATGTTTTATATTTAGAATAGATATTTTTGGATAACAAAAATTATCTGAGTGAGTCCTATAATAGACTGACTCTTCTATTATATCTTCTAGATTGGAAAAAAGATATATTCTTTTAGATATTCTTTCTTCTATGTTATTGTCTTGTCCATTTATCATTTATAAGTCCGCTATCATCTATGTATGTATGTAACTTAGAGGCTATATTGTCCGCTACATGAACTATATAATCCATGTAAGTAATTGGATAAGTTTCTGGAATAGGAGACCACGGCCCAAGATGACATCTCACTAATCTCAAAATAGATTGTATTGTTTCTTCTTGCATAAACAAAGACGAAGAGTGCGCATCGTTTGCATATTTTTTATCATGGCTTATTACATTGGATACAAATTTATTTACTGTGTACGGATGCATCGGGTCATACTGAAAGGTGTCATCAGAGTGATTCACCCCTTTAGTTATATCGTGTAAAAGACATGCTGCCAGTATGACGTCTCGCTCCTCTTGGGAGACACTATACGAATCACACATAGTATCAGCTATTCTTGTAACTCTTTTTGTATGCAGTACATTACCGCCGTGCCCGTGCTCATCCGGTGGGTGATATTTTCCAGAAAAACTTGATGGAACTATCCAAAAATCAGATGCCTGCAGTAATACGGATCTAACGAAAGACTTAATTACTTCATCTGAAATAAGATTTATTTCACCTAAAAGAGCGTCTAGGTAATCGTCTTCTTGTTGCGTGTATACACTTTTATCCTCTTCGAGGATATCATCTAATATACTTTTCTTATTCATTTCCATCCTGTCCATTTTGAGCATGGTTCGTCAAAGGGGCATTTCTTGCAATAGGAAATTAAACCTCTTCTTGGAACAAATAGTTCTTTAGAAGATATTGTATCACACCAGTACTCAAAAGCGTCAACGTCTTCTTGTGTTATTTCATATTCAATAAATTGATGGCTATTAGATACTAGATCGATATACCCAAATTTTGTTTTACTTAATCTGCCTGGGTGTTTATTTTTAAAACCAAGATACATTGAAGTAAAATCAACTTGATACATATGTCTATGATTTGTTTTATAATTAAATAAAAATTTAATAACAAAATTATTTTCTCCATTAGAATAAATTAAATCAAATTTATCTTCAATTTTTGAATTTGAACCCGAAAAAGCAAAGTAGTCGTCGCTAATTGATATTGGTATGAATTTGGTATCAGAGTATGTTTCGTAAAATTTTAAAAGCAGTGCTGCGGCTTTAGAGGTTAAATTAGCTACATTGCCATACATGCTTTCATGTTGTTCAGTTATTATATCGTAATGGTCTGTATTTTTTGGAAACCATAATTTTTCCCACCTATTTAATAACGATGCGTACGAGGGGGTAATGCCAGCTTGTTTTTTAAACCAAAAATAATACAGAATGTTTTTAATTGTTATTTCAAATTTATTAGTGTATATATCTCTAGAATAAATTTTTTCAGAAAGCTCTTGTTTATATCTGTAGTCATATAATCTTTCACATGTTTGGAAATCTTTTATTGCAGCTACCGTTAGTTTTAACATCAATCAAAACCCTCTCCATTTAATAATTGCTGAAGATCAGAATCTTTTTCATACATTGAATCATCAGCTATTTCATATTGTTCATATATTTTCTTTTCATCATTGTACCTAACCAAAGGAGGATCATACAAAAATGCTGAACCAGTAATTCTATTTTTAGGTATTTGAAGCTGCATAACATTTTCATCTTCAGTATCGTCATTTGTTGCAAGTCTTTTTTCTGTTATAAATATTGTGACTGCACACTTTTGCTGAATAGCTAGTGAACCACCAGTATCAGATTGTTGAACAACTTCACGCTTTTCCTTCATTCTATTTGAATTTTCTTGTGCTGTAATTATTAAAACACAATTCATATCTCTAGCTAGCTTTTCTAGCCTAACCATCATTTCTTCAAATTCACCCCAGCGTGGCTTTCCTTTGCCACTACCCCTAGTGAACATTGATTGAATAGTGTCTATAATAACTACATCTGGAAGTTTGTCATTATGGCCAATTAAATCTCTTAACCAAATTTCTAAGTCTTCAAAATACGGAGTTTCTGGATCGTGTCTAACCATGAGACGATCTCCCCACTGCTTTAATTTATTAGTAAATATTTTGATATATTCTTTTTTTTGATCCTGAGTCCATTTATCGACTTCTGCATATACGTTTTTACCTATTATTTGAGTCATCAATACTCTTTCCCAGTGACCCAATGCTTCTTCAAAGTTTACATACAAGACTCTATAGCCAGTATCTAACCAATGATTAGCTAGACATTTAGCAAACGTACTTTTACCTTTACCTGAGGGTGCAATTATTGCATGTACAGCGCCTTTAAAAAATCCACCGTCATCAGTATAGCCCATTGCTCTATTGAGCGATTTAAATTGCGTTGGCATAAAGTCAGGTACATTTAAGAGACTATCAGCTCTCCCTATAATATCATCTGCTGTTGTCAGTTTCTCAAACGGATTATATTTAATTGAACTTTCTAAATCTTTTATTGATAATGTTAAAAGACTTATACGATCTATGTCTTCTGGAGATTTATTACCTTTTTTGTTAATTAGAATTTGTAATTCTTGTAGATAATTAATTTGCTTTCTTTTATTAGCTTTATGTTTAAGAAGTTCTACAATTGATTCTTTATCTGTTGAATTAACACTTAGTATATAATCCAACATAACAGATACTCCAGCGGCACCGCCTAGCGCATCATATATATCTGTTTCTTCTGATAGCCATGATCTAAAGGCAATTGGATCTACCTTTTGTAGATTAGTAGATTTATAAAAAGCTAAAAAAGCTTGATACAATTCATATACACCTTTTTCTCCATGTATCAAGCCCACAATTTCTTGTGGGAGATTTTCACTAAAGTATTCAATTGCCCCATCCTGCTTTAGGCATAGTGAGAAGGCTTGATATTCAAGTGGTGTTTCCTGGAACTGCTCTACTTCATCTAGTGTCATCAATTTTTTTGCCTTTTATTTTTCTATATAGATCTTTTTTATATTGAGAATTTTTCTTTTTCATTTCCTGATAATACTTTGAAGATGTAATAGATTTTTTAACGCTATTTTTTTCTAGCATCGGCGTAGATCTAATTGCTTCAAGCATTCTATTATACACGCTTGTTTCAGTTAATGAATCATTGTAGCGAAATACAATAAGTGCTATTCCATTTTCTTTACACCATTCAGCTTTTTTAATATCTCTTTTTTGAGCTTCTTCAAACTCATAGCGAGAAGGAAAAAATCTAGAAGTGTAATAAAAATGTTGACGACCGTGATATTCTGCAGCTATGGCATAGCTAGGGCAATACACATCTAATCTCATTTTGTCGCCAATATGAAATTCATTAATAATTTCTTCACTAGGAAGAAGTTTTTGCATTACAGCAGTAAGTGCAGTTTGCCCTCTAGACATTTTTTTCCTAGATTGTTTCAACCAAGATAGGCCAAGTTGATTTATTCTAGAATTAACATCTGAAATAGATACGCCTAGTTCATTCGCTATTTGACTGATAGACATTGATGTTTCTAGTAGAAGATCTACTAGAAACTCAATATCATCATCACTGATGTCCTTTTTACTTTTAGACATATTTAGTTTTGTTGCGCCATTGCCTTTGTTAAACTAACGACTTTACCTGTATCTATTATAGACATATCTAAATTCTCCCAAATTTTGGACGCCAAAGCCAGACCCAATACTCCACAATCAAACAGGCAGTAATCTACACCTTCATTAAATTCAGATATCTGAGCGTATACATTATCTAGTTTGTCATAGTAGTTATGAAATGGTACATTGATAACATGACAGTTGAATCCAAAAACTCTTTGAACTATTTTTTTATCATGAAAAGACACAACTAATTTTGGTGTATTTCTTATAAAGTAATTTATAAGAGTATCATAAATTTCTTTATTGTTCAGTAAATAATATTCAAATATATTAGAATAAACATATTCTGAATTTTTATTTAAGCCTATTTTAAAGTGTTTGCCAGATTCAATATATGGGATAAGGGAGTTTGAAATGGCTTTCATTACATTTTTATCAGTATTTTTTAATGAATTAAGAACACCTTTAGCAAAGTGTGGAGGAAAAGGATTTTCACTATTTTTATTTAAAGCAACAATTGATGACTTTGGAATATTAACATAGGCAAACTTTTCTCTTTTATTCATTGCTAAACTTAATTTAGTAGTTGATTCAGTTACATTTAGTATAGTCATTTTATTTCCAATCAGATTCCAAAATTACCCCAGTCAATTAAGACTGGATTTTCGTCGACAATAGAATTTATGTGCTCGATTTGATGAAACTCTCCACCATCTAACTCTGAATATCTAGCGTGCTTTATTTTTTTATCAAGATCATTAATATAGCCAAGATGTTGCATGATTAGACTGCTGTTTAACCAATAGTTTCTTTTGTTGATCCATTCCCTAACATAAGAAGGTTCTGAGCCACATGCTAATTTTCTATTTACAAACGCGCCGTTGTCAAGAAATCTAAAAATTCTACTACTATTATTTGGTGTCCAAAGTTTATCAACTCTATATTGAGTTTCATTCCACATGTGATAAAAGCGAACATTGACTACATCAAAAGGTGAAGTTGCTAGAACATCACGTATTGGTAAGTCATTAGTATGAAATAACTTTTCATCACAATCAATTGCAATAACCCAGTCACCTACGCTGGCATATTTTTCTAAATTACTCCAGGCAAATGCTCTTAGTTGACCTTCATTTTGAGTAAACAACTGCTCCGGTGTCTGAAAAACTTCTGCATATTTTGCAGCTATCTCTGGAGTATTATCGGTAGAACAGTCATCGGTAAAAATAATTTTATCTACTTGAGTAGATAATCTTTCTAAAACTTCTTCTAAAAATCTAGAAGATTCATTGCGCCCAATCATTTGTGCGAATATCATATAATTCCAATCTTTTTTAAAGGCAGAAAGGGGGATTACTCCCCCCTTCTCCCTAACCAACAAGTACTAGACTTTAATGAGTTGTTCAGCCTACGAGCTGCTCATGAGCCTCTGCAGCCGAGATTCGCTCAATCTCAACATCTTTAATGATCAACTCACCAAGAGTGCCAACTGGGCGACGATTGCTCATTGCAATCTTCTCCGCGTCTGTCTTATTATTTGCCTTAACAACTGCAGTTGTTGTTACGGTGAAATACTTGAACTTGTTATCTGACATTGTATTGCCTTTCGTTATATTGATGG